CCTGGATGCCGACGTGACAGACCTAGTTAAGCACGAGATGACTATTGGGATAAGAGCTGACTGGGACCCAAGAAGAACTCACAACGACTCAGCATGGAGCAAGTTCCTTGCTAAGCGAGTCAAAGTAGGCGATAAAGCAGCCAAGCAAGTCAGCGCATTAATAGACCGGTATGATCGGTATTTATTCGAATACCTGGGCCCTGGCCTCAAAACCATGACCGCGATTACAGAACTGAAGCACCAATTACGCAAAGATGCTAAACGCCCGCCATCAAAGCAGCTAGGTAGGGATAATATCCTAACTAATGTAGCTAGGCTCATGAATGAAGACTTCGGTGGCCTTAATTGGCGACGAATGAGCGTGAGCTCCTCTAAGGTAGACGTTGCCAGATTCATGCTATTAGGCCACGACTGGACAATTTCCAATATAATGTCTATGATAGGCCTTGTTAAAAAGGGTGCACCTGGCTCACGCCGCTTACACGCCTCTTTCTGGTCCGGTATCGGCTTCAAGGCCGCAGCAGGGTACGTAATGTTTAATGCCCTAATGGCCGGACTAGACGAAGATGAGACCTTTATGGACCGCCTGAAGGCCGCATATAAGGCTGGCGGGCTTAAGTGGCTTGATATCGACGTTTCTCCCGTATACCACGGGCTGGGCGGAGATAAAGATATACGAAAATACTGGAATATCCTTGGCCATTTTAAGGACCCGGTAAAGTTCGTTGTCCACCCAATCAAGTCAGCCAGGCATAAGTCAGCCAGGATACCTTCTTTGGTCTATGACGCATTCGGAGGAGAAGACTTCGCTGGGCGGTCATTCACTGACGCTAAAACGCTATTTACGACAGGGAAAACGGTAGAATGGGCAGACAGAAGCCCGGTAGTAGGCTGGGGAACCTTCCCATCTTACCTCATTAACCAGTTCGGTGGAGCATTGCCAGCTGGCATACAGGCCGGATTAGGCCCAATATCGGGCGAATTAGACTGGTGGGACGCCATTATGAAGGCTGGCGGATTCTCCACTTCAACTACGCATAAGAGGGGAAGGTAACCTCAAATCGGAGATTTGTAATGCAAGCATGTTGCTGTTCGTTAGCAGGCACAGCGGCCTGTAGAAACTGCCAGGCTATGGTAAACCCTAGCTCGGTATGGGATGTACAGGAGCCGCAGGATATTAGGCCGCAAGGCTGGGAATGCCCCAGGTGCGGAAGGATTAATAGCCCATTTAGCGACCAATGCGCCTGTAATGGTTAACCTGGCTGCCCCATTTGAATTCATCGCCAGCATTATCCCCCGGATAGTCTGGGTAATGCCCAACGAGCTAGGTATCCGCCTTACTTGGGGTAAGTTCCGGAAGACTCTTCAGCCTGGAATGTACTTTAAATGGCCCCTAGTGGACATTATTGAAAAATTGGACGTAACTTGCCAGGTAATAGAACTGCAACCCGTCTACGCAACGACGAGAGACGGCGTTACGGTTCAGATTGCAGGCTCCATAGAGTATGGGGTGGATAATCCCTACCGGGCCCTGATGTGCGTACAAGATTACGACGAAGACTTGCCAGATTACGCCAAAGGCATCCTTTGTGAAGCAGTTTCAAATAGGCAATGGGCGGAAGTCCATGCAATTGAAGACCTTAAAATGGAGATATATGGCCATCTTGAGCAAAGAGGCGAAAAATGGGGGCTCGGCATCCTTGACTTCAGGATAATTAGCTTGGTTAAAACTAAGCATATAAGCTTGGCGGGGATGTAGGTAGATCTTTATGGTCAGATCGTAAGATGGTATCAAAGATACCTAGATCTTTAAGACACCAAACAAGCCTATGATGGCATCAGAGATGCCTAGGAAGGCCCCTCACGTCGCTCAGGATGGACGAATGGCTTTAAAGGCTGTTATGGTAGGGTAGGAAGGTGAAAGGGCTTAGGAAGCTTCACAGAGCTTTCAGAAGAATTAGAAAGGGGGGGGCAAGAGCCCGGCAGGATGTGCTAATTAATGCACACTTGCCAACAAGTGCCTAGGTTTTGGCGCATACCCTAGTTGGCTGTGGGGGTATAGTTCGAGAAAACGGTGAATTTTCCGCAGAGGGGTGCCCCTTTCAGCAGACCCACCCCCCATCCTAACCGGGCCTTCGGTTGGCTAGCACCCCACCACGAGCCAACTGAGCTGCCTAGACTGCCCTGTAGTAGCCAGGTGGGGCAGGCAGGCTCCCAAGCACCTTATTATAAGCATATATGTCTTTATTTGCTTACATTGGCCAGTGTGGCCAGGTGCAGACAGAGGCGGCCGACCTCTCCCTAAGAGTAGGTCTGTCCACCCCACCACACCCCGAAAGGAGTATCCTATGACCCATTCACCAGCCCTCACCCTTGACTGCCACTGTGAGCATTCAGTGCCACCAACCGACCTGTACCCTGAAGTAATAGGGGAACACTGGCCAGATGGCTTCTGCCAAGATATACCTTTCTAATAACCCAACCACCCCAATTAAAGCTCAGTAGCTTGTAGTTACTGGGCCATTTTTATACCTACACCTTATTATCGGCGCTGTTCGCCGTATCTCTCGAAAGGAGAACCAAATGAAGATTTACTTAGTAACATGCCACGTGGAGTTCGAAGGCCTCCAATACCCTGCCCATATAACAACCTGTAAGGCTCAAGCCAACTTGATATGTTCAGCATTTGCAGATAATGAGTGGGCTTGGTATTCATGGAGTGTAATGGAAGAAGAGCTCGTTTACCCTACACCTTACGAACCACATGCATGGCTCAAGAAACACAAGGTAAAACGGGACATCAAAAGCTACTGGACTAACCTAGCTAAAGCAACAAGATGGGAAGCAATGTGTGTCTGGTGGAAAGAAGAGAACAGGCATGAAACTAAATGTGCCTGCTGTGGCGACCCTATACCCAGTGACGAGAAGATTGACGATCAACTGTGTAGTTATTGTTGGGCTGATAAGGCTAAGATGGACGAGCATGAATGTGGCTGCACTGAACCATGTGGAGACTGCTATGATGGCTCTGTATGCAACTGTAAGGCGTCCACGCCCTGCAAAGACATGCCTGAAGTGGTTGAAGAATGCTGGGATGGCATAGATACCGATATGGAAAACGACATACCGTTTTAACCTCTCTCGAAAGGAGACCAATATGGAAAGATGTGAGAACTGTGGTGACTGGGTTAATGATTGCGAAATCGACCCAAACACTAGATGCTGCCTTGCCTGCGTATGGCAAGCTTGGGCATTAACTATGTTGGCTGATATATCTTTACTGGTACCTCAGCTATAGGCTTACAAAAGTAAGCATGTAAGCTTACGAAGTAAGCATGTAACCCACCCAATTGGGCGGCTGGCTTCTGCGAAGCCGCCCAGCTTGGGCTTAACTGTATTAAGAAAGGAAAAACCATGGAAAGAAAGTATTATGCAGGCATTGGCAGTAGGCTCACACCTGCCCCAATGCTAGACTTGATGAATAGAATAGCCACTCACTTAGTTAAAAAGGGCTGGACACTACGCTCAGGTGGAGCTGATGGAGCTGATACAGCCTTTGCCAGCGGTACATGGGAAGATGACACTCAGCTCTTCTTGCCATAGGATGGATTCAATGGACATGGTAAGGCTGAATATAAAATACCATCCGAAGCATTTAATATGGCTGAGAAGTTTCACCCAGCTTGGCATAGATGCTCATTTGGTGCCAAGAAACTACATGCTCGCAACTGCCAACAGGTACTTGGACCTAATCTTGACCGTCCAAGCGAATTCATCTGCTGCTGGACACCAGGTGGTAAGCCAATTGGCGGAACCGCCCAAGCTATACGAGTAGCTGAGGCATTTGAAATACCAGTAAGCAACTTAGGCACACCACGCGTGCTTGAGGAATGGAAAGCTAAACTGAAAGAGTAAAGAAAGGAAGCAAGATGATCTTAATAACACTAATGATGGTGTCGACAATGCCAACGATGGACATATTGCCGTTTGAAACGTATTGGCTTGATGACCCAAATAGCTATACTACGCTGTATGAAGAATGGTACAGCCCCGACCCAAATATACAGGGCTGGCATGCAGAATACACAATGGTTGTGACCGACAACTGGCTCAAACAGAGCCGAGTACCAATCTTAACCGTTGACAATGAGCCACACACATATATGCCATATGTATGGTTCGGCGATTTAAACCACGATGGAGTAGTAGATATGCACGATTATGGGATGGCTGCTAAAGAATACCGGGGTAGAATTAAACTGCCTGCACCACCACCGAAACAAGCAGATATGGAGAAACTGGCAGAATTGATGAAGCTATTATTATGAAAAGAGATATAACGAAACAGCTAGCCAAAGCTAAGGCTAAGAGACTTAATGAATCAGTATTGAACAAAAAGCCACCTGGCAGTCCTAGAGTCAAGGGTTGCCACTGTCAAGACCAGGAGTATTACAGCAACCAAGAAGCAAGATGGCTAATAGCCGTTGACAAGTATAGGAGGGACAATAAGGTTAGATGTATGACCCAAATGGACCAATACAGGTTCGCAAAGCAATTCTTTAGACTTGAAAGGAAAGCAAGATGATAGGTAAAGTAGTTCACTGTAAAAATGAGGCTTATGACGTATACATTGACCGACCTGGCCCATGGGGCAACCCCTTCAATATTGGAGTAGATGGAACACATGAGGAGGTTGTAGCTAAGTACCGTAAATGGCTATGGGGCAGGATAGACAATAAAGCTTTTAGGGATAAAGTAGCTGACTTAGCAGGCAAAACGCTGGGTTGCTGGTGTTTTCCTAAAGCATGCCATGGTGATGTGCTAATTCTAGCAGCAATGTGGGCTCAAGAAAACCCACTTAGTCCCGCCAAGAATCAAGATTAGCGTCTCCGTCCCAAAATCCCCCCTCCCCCCTCTTTGTGAGGGGAGGAAAGATTTTTTTATTAATTTGAAAAACTTTGGCTTACTGAGCGTTCAGTGAGCCTTTTAAGCATCTATGATGCTATTTACGTAAACCGGGCAAACCAGCCCAATCTCGAAAGGATTTACCATGAGTATTAATATCTGTACATTCAGCGGACGCCTAACAGCCAAACCCGTAACCCGTAATGGCAAAAATGACACTACTTACACCACAGGCTCCTTGGCCATTGACCAAAGCTACACCCCAAAAGGTGGAACCAAGGTTGACAAGGTGCTGTTTGTCAACTTTATCGCCAGCAATGGCCTTGGGAAGGTAATCAGCCAGTATAAAGACAAGGGCGACTTCCTTGTCCTCTCTGGAGAGCTCCAAGCCAATAACTATGAAACCAAGGAGGGTGTAAAGATCAATGGTGTCCAGCTCAGAGTGCAGGAATGCGACTTCGGCCCCAAGGTAAACAAACCAACTGAAGACCAGGAAAACCTGCCTGGTACAAACTAAACCATTTTTTTCCGAGCCAAGTGGGGCTTAACTCCTTTTCCCTGCTTGGCTCACTATTTTAATTGGAAGGAAAACCATGGAATTGAGACTAACAGTAAAGTCTTGGGCAGTAGGGGTTCATAATAAGACTAAGACTATCACAGGAACATATGCAGTAATGATGGGCCAAAACGAAGTAGCAAAGCAATCATTTAATACCGAGTATGACAGCTGTGACATAACAGTACCACCTGAGCTTTTAATTAAAATCAACGCACTGGACGCAGAAGTAAAAGAAGCGATCATTGCCAATTACAATGGAGAACAAAATGGACAAGAATAAAGCAATTGAAAACATCGAAAAAGAACTGGCAGAGGAAGCAGAGCGAAACTTTCAAGGCAGAGTTAAATCATGCCTACGTGACATATCTACACTCACAGCGGACCTGAGTGATGCCAAAAAGAAGCTAACCGAGATGGAGTATAAACCACCAAGCCCCATCGCACTCTAGTTTACGAGGTAGCCATGATAAAGCTAATTAAAATCACATCAAAGATGTGTAAAAGATTCATCGAAAGGAAGCAAAATGAGAAAAGAAACAAGAAAGCTCTTAGCCAAGAAAGCCATGATGCAAATAATAGCAGGGTTTCCATTCATGCTAATGGCAGCAGCAACAATAGTATCAGTCGCATGCGTTATGCTAAGCAGAACTGCCCCTATAAGCTTGAGCCCACCGACGACCCTCGCCCATTTCCACGACTCTGTTGCAAATAGGGTAATTGAAGGAATTAAACCAATTGAACCCAATGAGCCAACAGAGATGCTACCAGCCGAGCAAGTAGTGCATATGAAAGTTACAGCTTATGATGCAGGTGCTTGCTGTTGTGGTGATTGGGCAGACGGAATAACCGCATCAGGCCATATAATTAAGCCAGGTGACAAATTCATAGCTGCCCCAAAAAGCATACCATTTGGAACCATGATAACCGTACCTGGCTACGGAACCTACCCTGTGTTAGATAGGAGAGGGGTTATCAAAGAGGGCAAACTTGACCTGTTCTTCAACACACACCAAGAAGCTTTGGAGTGGGGAGTGCAGCATCTGGAGGTGACCTATGCCATCAACTGAAGTAATGCAAACACTGATGACATCAATAGGAGTAATACCAATTGCCGAAGATGGACCCAATCGAAATAATATTAGTATATCAGCAGGACCGCCAATGCCACCTCACCCAGATGGGGCCTCAGAAGCTGAAGTAGCATTAATTGGCAGAGACTTAGGTTCATTAACACGTGAAGAAATGGAAATCTACAGACTAAGTAGTACGGTAACAGCCTTCGAAAACAACATAATCATGTTAAGAACAAGCAGGAGCATGGCAAGAGAAGCATTAGGCCTAATAGGAAGGCCATTTTGCAATCTATCAGTAGAGAAAATGCTAATAGTTGTTAATGAGAAAGGCCTAGATATCCAAAACGGCTTAGTAGTCCCAAACAAAAACCCAGCAGCTCCACGTGACGCCATTGAAAGACACATAAGGACACTAAAGCCAATAAAGAGAACCAACCCACACACAATAGCCATACTAAAAGGTAACATAAAATATGCAAAATTGGAAACTATCTTGAATTTACACCTCCAGGAATGCGTAAGAAGGTTTGAAGCAGACATGGACAGGATTGAGTTCACTTTGCCAGCCAACACGCTGACAGAACCAGGTTATACCCTACTTAAGAGGTATGCTGAAAGATACGGGAACGTTATAACACCTTACAAGGCAGAGCCAGAATGGCGATATAAGCTACTTAAGACCGAGACAGCCCAGTGGGCCTTCATGATGCAACACATAGCCAGAAGAGCAAGATCAATGATCATCATAAATATGGGCCACATGGAGACAGCTGTGGCAGTAAAAGAAGCCCAGTTAATGGGCATAGAGTTTATTGAGGTGATTTAAATGTAGGGCAGTGGCGGAATACGTAGACGCTAGGCCGATAGCGGTCGAGGATGGGTTCCCATGCTAAGTTGCTAATTCAACTAAGGTGGTTTGTGACACGTGCCACTGCGCACCTGTGTAGCATATGAATAGGCCCAATAAAGTAACCTTGCAGGGTGAAAATCCCTGCCTGCCCATACAATCTAGCATCTGTCACCCTTTTGCAAAAAAGAAGGGTGGTAGATGCGTAATTTAAAGGAGAATGAAATGGACCATTTTGCAACAGAACAGCTAATATCAGCGGACTACCAAAGACCTACCATGGACCAGCACATAGTTGGCCGTGTAACGCCCAGGCCTTGCTCACCTGCCCACTTGGCCATACTCGACTGGGCTCTACCCGCTGTCTTCGAAGTATGCGACGCAGCCCTACCATTAGCTATGGCAGAGGCTAGAGTGATGGATGGCTTTGTCTACCTTGGCTCAGAGCGTGCCAAGGTCACTAACTTTGGCCAACTGGCCAGAGAAGCCTTCCAGTTGGGCGAAATAACTTCGCTGGAGTACCAATCAAGGCTCATGGATGCCTTCGAAGAGCCATACAAGCTTGAGTACATAGAGGACGTTAACCTCTTTGAAGACCCATACCTCTTTAACCTCTCTATGGAAGAGGAGATGCAGGGTGTGGAGAAAACAGTAGCAGATCATCGTGGTCTAGAAGAGTATAACCAGATGTGGCATGAATGCAATCCATTGCCAGTAACCGAACTCGAAATAGACAAGGACTGGCTCTCTGTTAAGCTACCGGGCCACAACTTGGAGATGTACGACAGCATCCAATTGCAAGGATTAGCCTTCTATGAAGACGCTGAGTGGCAAATACCAGAATTTATGGAGCACAGAGTAGGCATATTTGAAGTAACAGATGTAAATGGCGACTGGGTTGAAGTTGCCATTGAACCCCTATCAATAAACCAGGTTGGCCATACAGCAGCCGCAGCTATACCCAGAAAGCTTAATAAGGCTACAAACATAGACTTTCGCGATACAGTCTATGATGGGTGGGAAGAAGGGATAGCAGCATGAGCTATAAAATGAAAAACTGGGAACGAACAAACTTAATAACTATGACTAATGAATTATGGCGGTTTAGAGTAGAAAAAACTGACCCAGACTACACACTCAATCAATATATGCAGGACGAACTCCCAGATCGCAAATTGGAGGACTTCCGAGCAACTGTCGATAACCTGCACATCGAAAGCAATTACATACTAAGAAAAGGCGATGATATCGCGTTAGTGCCAATCCATATAGGAATATTCGGAAAGAATATCACTAAGCCAGAAATAGAACAAGAACCAAAGCAAGCAATGACCCAGACACAAAAAGACTATCTAGAGAATCGTGTCCTCGCAATCAAAGACGATCTATATCGAAAAATCAGACTAAAACACACAGTGAAAGGCACAGACCTTACTCAAAAACAACAATGGAAGTTAATTTGCGATGGGAAAGTAGAATTTAACAAGGAAGCTATTCCAGACAACTCATGTTACGCTACCTATAAGCTCAAAGACCTGTGGATTTTCCCAAACATTGATGATATGGTTGATAATGAATCGCGGGTTACTGAAGCTAAAGAAGTTACAAAATTGGCCATCAAAATCATAGATGAGCTATTATTAGGCGACTGCAAGAAGGCTTTCGCGCTACTAAATGAATTAATAAGCTTCGAAGTTTAAGGTATAAAACACCCCACTGGCTTCCTCCCCCACACAAGGTGAGGGGAGGGAAGGCCAGTAGGTTATTTAAAAAGCCTTTCCTCCCAATTTTTATCCTCATGGGCAAAAGACCCAGCAAAGTAACCATAATAATACAAAACAGAATTAAGGAGGTGTATTATGCGCTATTAAAAGGTAAATAATAATATATGGTCAGACTAGTTGAACTAGCAACTTAGCCAGTGAGTCATAACAGTACGGCTCACTGGCATATCAAAAAAATACGGGCAGTGGGCTTCGGAAGTCCAGCCCACTCAGTAACGGTAGCCATGAGGCACCACACTTCAATAGCATCATAGATGCTTATTTACTCCCATAGAAAGGGAAAAGAACAATGTACGTACATTTAGTAAGCAACCAGGGCTCAGGATTCGCAGACAAGATTTATGTAAGTGATGAGAGCACAATCGAGAACGTTTTTAAGGATAAGATCGGCGGAGAGCCCAAGGATTTCTTCATCCGGGTTAACGGCCAGGCCGTCTGTGCCGATGAGCGCTTGGCAGACGCAGATGCCATTCTCATCACTCAGCCCCTCTGCGAGGATGATAACGTGACAGTCACGTATAAGAAGATGGAAGGCGCACTGTAAAGGGCGGCAACCGAAACTAGAGGGAAGGGTGGCTTATTACGTTACCCTTCCTTCAGCTTTTGAAAGGGCTCCCATGAATAAAAGAATACAGCAAGCAGTAAGAAAAGCTAAGGTGTTTGAACGTTTTTATTCAACTGAAGATAAAGTAACAAAATACAACGGATACATAAAAAGAGTTCAACAAGAACTTAAAAAAATTAAAAGAAACATTGAAAGCTATTATAATACAGGCCAAGGTAATAGAGACAACCTGTTTTGCTTCATAAATACATCACGAGATTTCTTGGAATCAATTAACTATGAGACAATACCAAGAAAAGGCCAATTGGCTGAAGGAATACGAAAATCAGTAGAATGGCACAACGCTTACCCAATTGCCAATGGAATAGCCTGCCAAACTAAACCGCTGACCTTAAAGGGTGTTTATCTTGGCCCATTTGAAATATCCATAGTAAACCACTCTGTTCCTACGGAAAACGAACCAATCCCAAGAGTGGAAGTATTCGCATTAGACCCACACCCGGCAAGTGGAGCCAGGTATGTCCACCCAGTCGTCTCAGAAGGCAAGCTGTGCTTAGGGGACACACAAAAAATAGCCTATAAAGCCCTGGTAATGGGAGATTTTCACCAAGTATTCGAACTAGCAAAAACAGTCCTTTCAAATGAGAAAAGCAGGAACCCATACAGGCAAATAAATAGCTGGTTTGCAGAATCTTGCCTAGAATGCGGTTGTAGAAATACACTATGCCCATTCTGCAACAACCACTTTTGTTCCGAATGCGATAACATGCGTTACTGCATGGATTGTGAAACTGTAATGTGCGAGGAATGCTCAAGATACTGCGAGGACTGCGATGATTGCATTTGCCAAAACCATTCAGGCACTTGCCAAGGCTGCAATAAAATAATATGCAAACAATGCTCTCGATCATGTATAGACTGCGGAGCAAGACTGTGTGATAGCTGTGTGAACCACTGCTCAGTATGCAACAAAAACATGTGTATAAACTGTATAATATGCTGTGAAACATGTGGCAAGGAGCTTTGTAGTAGTTGCATAGAAGAGGGCGTATGCGAAGAATGCGCAAGTCAACAAGAGACAAGAATTAGAGAAGAAACACTAGAACAATCTAGAATCGAAAGGGAAACAAGTGATTAAACCAGTATTAACAATAAGTGGATACGCATGGAACAAGATAATGTTCCTAAACTCACTATCAAAGAACGAGTACGGTGCGTTTTGTATAGCACACCCACAAGACCCTCTATATGTAGAGGACTTCAGGCTATGCAAGCAAACAGTAACCTCAGTCACCGTTAAATTGGACGATGACAGCCAAGCTGACTACGTGCAGGACATGGTGGACCTTGGCCTACCACTGGAGAACTTCTACCGAATATGGATGCACACCCACCCAGGAAGCTGCAAGACGCCATCTGGGCTTGATAATACCAACTTCGATAGAACGTTGGCTGAGTGTGATTGGGCCATAATGCTTATTGTTACCAAAAAAGGTGACATATACGCAAAACTACATCACGGCTTCCCCGAAGTAGACACAATTATGGATGTCGAAATTGATTACAGCGACGCAACGCCAACTAACCCAGAGGCATGGAAAGAAGAATTCGAAGAAAATGTTGAAGAAGACATCCTTGCAGTCACAACTAAGTCTTGGGTAAAACAAACTCAGTCAGGACTAGTAAGCGATTATGAATACAAGACGATGCCAAACTTGGATTTGAATAGCGACTACTTCACCCAACTAGATTACGAAGAGGCAGTCCACCAAGCCCATATAGCTGGAGAAATCAACGAAGAAGCTTACGATCAAATGTCAATGGAAATCTGGCACAATCAAGAAATCAGCGCAGAAATCAAAGACATTCTTAAAAGATACCCAGGAAGGGGACTATATGGAAACATCTAGATACGAAAGAACAAGCGAATTAATACCAGATAAAATATTCAAAACCCCAGTCGCCATAATTGGCCTGGGAGCTATTGGGAGACAAGTTGCTCTCCAGTTAGCTGCTTCAGGTATCCAAAGCCTGATTCTGGTTGACCACGACACCGTAGACCTCACTAACTTAGCCACCCAGGGCTACAAAGAGAGCCAATTGGGTCAGCTGAAAGTTGAGGCCACCAGAAACGACTGTCTAGCCAACAATAGCGAGCTAGAAGTAATTGCCCACCCTACAAAGTACAAGAAGGGTATGGAGCTTGCCCCCACGATCTTCTGCTGCGTAGACAGCATAGACACACGGGTCTTTATCTGGAAGCATGCAGGCCTAAACTCGTCAATTTTTATAGACGGCCGAATGGCAGCCGAAGTAATGCGTATCATTACCGCCGAGGGCATAGTCGACAACCAGGCTTACATGGACACCGTATTTGTAGCTGAAGAGGCTCAAGGGGGCCAATGTACAGCAAAAGCGACCATATACTGTGCTAACATAGCAGCTGGGCTCATGGTCTGCGAGTTCACTAAACACTTGAGAGGGTTTCCAAACACCAAAGATTTCACAGTCAATTTACTAAGCGGCGAAATAATTAAAAATGCCGCTTAGGCCAAGTATTATGAAACCCTTTCGACTAAATCCCTGGTAAACACGGTAACTTGGTAACAACTCGGGTATGGCCGAGGCTGCTAAGGGTGGTTAAATTCCACTGGCATCCCTGGAGGTATTGGGCTCATAGCGCCTCACGGCATACTAGAGGGCGGTTCAATTCCGCCAATTTAGTTTATTTAAAGGACACTAAAATGAAAAAGCCAACCATAGAACAAATAGAGAAGTACGCAGACAGCATAGACTATAACCTGGATGCTGGCCGGTTCTTCGATTATTACGAAGCCCGTGGTTGGCTCCTTGGCCCACCAAGCAAAAGGGTAGCCGTCAAAAGCTGGAAGGCCTGTGTAAGAACCTGGCTTCGGGGAGAGATAGCCCGTGGAACCTACAGAAAGAAAACTGAACCTATTAAGGAGAATACCAATGCAGCCGACGTGATAGCTAAGTTTGAAAAAAATAGGCAAAACAGGAAATGAAATTCCAAGGATGGCAAGTGTGCCCATGGATGGGCCAAATGTTTGAATAAATAACTAATCAATCACTATATCAACGTTTTACGTCATATCGAAAGGTAACAAAATGAGACTATTTGAAGCAATCTCAACCGTATGTACCAAAGAAAACACAACTAAAATTATCGCCGAACCTGCCCAGTTAATCCTCGGCGAGGATTAAGCAGATGCAGAGCAGACCTATACAATCAATAATGCAACCGTGCTGAAGAACGCTAAGAAAACAGGCAAGATAACCATACTGTGCCGTCCCTTTTGCAGCTAAGGACATTAGCAGACAGTCGAAAAATGGCTGGTGGAAAGATAAGCCACCTAAAGGCACACCTACACCAGATCACTATGTTCCATCTGACGGAGACTTCTTCTGGCTACATAGCCCACTATCTAAAAAATGGTCACTCAGGCAAAGACGATACGTAAGTGTTTACACACTAAGCAGACTAATATGCTCACCATTCAACCCGAACGGCTCAACTAACAAAAAATGGAAAGATAGCTACAAAGGTCTCTGCCTCCCAGCCAACCGAACCTCATTTTAAGCATCTCTGATGCAATTTAAAGATTGGATAGTGGCGAAATAAGTAAACGCTAGCCAGAACTACGTATGCGAAGGAGAAGCCCCTTAGAGGTCCTCTAAGAAAGGACACGGGGGATGCCGTAGGGTCCCATGTAAGGTGTAAATCCTTACCTATCCAGTATTGCCAGCATCGTCCAAGAGGCTATAAAGCTGATTCTTAAGCTATAAAGCCGAAGGTAGGACCCCGGTCACATTACCGGGAGATGTAGGTTCGACTCCTACTGCTGGCCTTAGGTTGCTCGATAAGCATAGAGCATGCGCTGGCCTTAGGTGAAAGCGACACGCATTGGGAGTAGCGTCCCTGACCTAGCACAGTTCCCGTAATACCTATTAGACCCAATAGGCGGTGGCCGTTAGCTACGGTTGCAAGTTCGAATCTTGCCGGGAACATTTAAATCCCCTGTAGCTCAATTGGTAGAGCGCCGGCCTGTTAAGTCGGCTGTTGTTGGTTCGACTCCAGCTGGGGGAGTTTGTGTGGCTTAATGTGCGCAGCCCACGGTAAAGTCGCGACGGACAGATTGCCGTGTTGGGACGTAACGCCCCCTCACACACTAAGACCCTCTAGCTCAATGGCAGAGCCTCAAGAATTCCTAGGAACGAGAGAGAAGCTGGTTCGATTCCAGTAGGGGTGTTTTTCAATGCGAGGTAGAGCAGTTGGTAGCTTAGCGGCCTCATAAGCCGACCGTCGGGGGTTCGAATCCCTCCCTCGCAAATCTCTTGATTCCTGTAGCTCAGTGGCTAGAGCGGTAGACGTGCAGTCGTGGGTTCGACTCCCACTAGGAATCCTGCCTGGCCAATAAACCACTAAAGGAATCCCATCCAGCCTGGCGAAACGGGAATGCAGAAGGAAAACTGCGGTCAGGCCTGCTTTAATAACTAATTAATCGAAAGGAACCAAATGACAGAAAGAGACAAAACAATAGCCATTATCTGCCTGGGAATTATAGCTATAGTACTTATAGTAATATGTAACGGCTGTGCCCAAAGCATCCTTGATTACACAGAATACAACCCAATCACCCAGGAAGTAACCAAAGAGTTCCACTACGGCCAAACAATGGTGTGCTCATGGATAATGAGGAAGAATGTAAGCGGTGGCCTGGATGGCATATTCTGGTTCAATGTAGGCCAAACTGAAACTAAAACAGACCCCAACAGCATAGAGGCCTTAGGCGGGGCTATAGGCGAAACAGGAAAGGTACTAATGGCATTATGAACCTAGAAATATTACTATATAGCATAGCAGGAGCCATTCTTGGCATAACACTTGGTATAGCAATTGTTGGAAAGATAAAATGAGCGAAATTAAATACTGTAAACTAAGAAGCCTTAATACGCTAAGGGCAGAGATGTTTGGCTACAAGCCCGACCTCATTGCCCAGGCTATCCTTAAAGTATCTCCCATCCACCAACACACAGAGTGGCAATTCTCACCCAGGTACGATGGCATAAGCTTCTCTAATACGCTTATGGACAAAGGCAGATGTGCCCGGTTCAAAAACATCACCTATGGCAACATAGAGCGATGGGACACCGTATGGATACCAATGACCGAAGATGAAGAGAAACGTGCCTATGGGCAAGCTATGGCCTTAGAAGGCGAACCCTACGACATAGTGGGTGTACTCAGCTTAGTTAATGGGATCATTGAGCCCAGAGAGGGTAAGTCATGGTGCACTGAAATCTGCGTGAGAGTTCATGACGCAGCTAAAGGTGTTGTTCGCATAAAAGACAAGCTTACTAAGCCAGAGCAATTTCACCCAACCATGGCTGATATGCTTCTTAGATGGAAATATCCACAAAGACCTTATATTACGGCCCTATAGAAGCCGTATTCATTGACAGACTCGCCAGTTAAGCCTCCAGGCGGGGCGGGTCTGCTTTTTTTTGAAAGGAACCACTATGAACCCAATAATAAGACTCTTGTACCACATAGGCAGAGGCCACTGCCCCCACTGTAGCAAATGGAAAGTAAAAAGCTATAAAATGCAATGGGGCACAAATAAGCTTTGGTGCGGAAACTGCAATCATTGCTGGAGGGAGAAGGGGAGAAATGTGTAAATATAGTATCAGAAAGCAAAGTCCTGGTGGAAGGGGCGGATTCGTCGTGAAGGACAAGAAAACAGGTCGCGTGGTCAAGCAATTTCCAAACAGAAAAAAAGCAAAAAAATTTATAAAGAAGATATCCGAATAAGTGATTTCAAAAAAGTATCAGCCCTAATAGAGCATGACGCGGTAACAACAAGCGGAACCTGCCCACTCGCTTCTTTGAGCAGCGCGATAAAAAAGCTACAAGAATTTGCCCATACCATAATCCAGAAAAAATGCTAAAAATATAATATCAAAGATAACACAATGAACAAAGGCGACATCCAAAAACTAGCTGAAAAACTGAGGTTAATCATTCCGCATATCGTCACGAAAGATGATATTAACAAAAAGCACGATTATGAGATAGGTGATAAAATCTATAAGTTCTCAGATGTATTAAAAAAGAATTAGGAGACCATATGCCAAATAAAATTGAACTAGCCATACTAGGCACATTTGCCCGAAACCCAAACGAGAACTTTAAGGCTATAAACGAGCTTAAACCAGAGCAGTTCAGCGAAAACCAAGGCCAGTGTATCTTCAGAGCTATCAAGAGCTTAGCTAGTAACAACCTACCTATAGACCAAGTTTTGCTCTGTAATGAATTGGCCAATATGGAGCTTGTGAACTTCGATTACTCCATGAAGGTAGATGTCGCCCTACAAGCCGCTGTGGGCCAGTCAGTCGTCGATAACTACATAGACATCCTACGGGAGGCTCACAAGCGTAAAAGCCTCCTAGCGTACGCCAGTGAGCTCACAGAGCAAGCTGGAAGACCAGGCGATATTGATGAAAAAATGATCCAAGCAGAAATCAAGCTATCTAGGATCATTAAAGGTAGTACTAAAGACACCGTGATATCCGTTGCCGACACCATAAATGACTTGGAGTTCGGTTTGGGTTGCTATACCCCAACTGGTTACGCTGGAATAGATAACCTAATTTATGGCTTAGGACACGGGGACATGATCGTGATCGCAGGCAGGCCGGGGTCTGGAAAATCCTGCCTTGGCGTCAATATAGCATCCAACTTGGCATCCAAGAACATCCCAGTAGCCCTATTTAGCTTAGAAATGACAGCTACGCAGCTCAAACAAAGATTAATATGCTCACTGGCCAGAGTTAATATGCGCGATGCTATCATGGAACGCTTATCACCGCAGCAAGAAGAAGATATACAATTAGCCAAAACGTGGGTTAAGGAGCATAGATTCTACATAGACGACGACACATACCTAACACCCGAAAAACTCAGGCTTAAGATTATGCGAATGAAACACCAGTTTGGCATTCAAGCAGTCTTTATTGACTACTTACAGCTTATGAGGCCAGATAAGTCATCTGAAGGGATTTATGAGGCTACAACAAACATATCTAAAGCAATCAAGACAATCAGTAACGAGTTTCAGATACCAATAGTAGTCCTTGCCCAGCTTAACAGGCAGTGTGAGAACCGAGACGACCCCAAGCCTCGCTCAAGCGACCTAAAGGACTCCGGAAGCCTGGAACAGGATGCCGACGTGGTAGCTTTAATATACCGTGAAGGACTACGAGAACGAACCAATGATGGCTCAACTGAGATAATCATTGACAAGAACCGCAGAGGTGAGCAAGGGATAGCCAGAATGCTATTCCTTCCGCAATACACCCTGTTCATTGAACCTCAAAGAGAAAGACAAGCAAATGAAAGTAATAACACATGGGAACTACCCTATATCGGTAATCAGGGCGGCAGAAGCCTCTTTACAGAAGCCAACTAAAAATAGGTTGAGAGTAACCGAGCTAATTGGGCCACCGTTAATCAAACAGCTCACCTTACAGCACTGGGATGACTTGGAGATCGACATTGAAGAGCTCCTCCCCTCCATGCTTGGTACAGCTTGGCATAAATACCTTGAGCAGTACGCCCCAGACGACTGGGAAATTGAAGAGAGGCATACCCATAAGGTTGATGGGGTAAATGTATCTGGACAGATTGACGTGAATGATAAGAAAAAGAAGATAATAACAGATTATAAGGCTATCTCCTCCACAAAAATTATCATGAATGACCTGGAAGATTACTTTGCCCAAGCTAACACATACAGCTGGTTGGCAGTACAAAGCGGATGTGAAGTCAAGAAAGCAATGATAGCTGCGCTAATCAAAGACTGGTCTAAATATAAGATGTTTCAAAATGAGAAGTTCCCACGTCGACGCATGATCTTAATCCCTGTACCCAATTGGGGTGAAGAAAAGCAGCGAGAATACATAAAACGCAGGGTAGCTATACATAAGGACCCTAACGTAATCCAGTGTAATGCTTCAGAGAGGTGGGAAAAACCTACCACGTATGCCTTAAAGAAGGTAGGAAGAAAGTCGGCAGTTAAGGTGGAACCTACCAGAGATTCCCTTTTTCACTATATGCGAAAAAAGGAAATCCCTGAAGGTCCACCCTATTTTATAGAAGAAAGAGTTGGCGAATGCACCAGATGCAAAGATTGGTGCCAGGCTCGATCCGTATGCCCATATAACCCATATAAAAATGATAAGGATACACAATGAATGAAAAAGTGCCCGAACTACGCCGCCATATTCACATCCTAGAAACCCTACTCATCCAAGCAGCCTGCCCAGTATGCGATGGCTCAGGAGGCATACCACAACAAGTAGGAGATCAAGAATCAGAACAAGAGCAATGCCAATGGTGTGCCGAACTAAACACACTTATAGATGCAGAAAGAAGAGCAGAATATGCCAAAAAGCCAAAATGAAATAAATCTCGCTGCAATTCAAACAAGACAAAATGTTATAAAAACAATAGCCATTAAAAAACACAACATGCCAGATTACTTTGCCAACGAGCTCTTACAATTAGAAGAAGATGAACGATACTTAAAAATAAAAATAACACAAGAAAAGCTAAAAAACCACAGTGAACGTCAACTTAAGCTACTACGCCTAGGAAATGACATTAAGCATGAAAAGGCCCCTAGCATCAACACCTACCACACCTGCCCATACTGCAAGAAAATGCCCACCCGATCAGGCAAATGCTTCGCCTGCCTAGGCCAAAACTTAGATAAATTAAAGAAAGAAGAAGATGCCAGCAAAGAAAACAGTACCTAAAGTACACGATACACTCCACGTGTGGAACCAAGTATGCAAAACTGACCCAGCCAACACGAAGAAGGTTAACCAGCGCGGCGGATTCACCTCAGTATGCGCTCAAAGCCAATTAAAGGCTGCCACCACCCTGTGGGGCTCATATGGCAGCGCGTGGGGAGTCAAAGACGAACAGTTCATCCTCAAGCCAGAACTCAACCTAATTCTCTATTCAGCTAAGCTCTATTACCCAGCTGGCCCAGGAGAAGTGCCTCATACCATAGCTGGAATTGGCGAGGTATGCATACACTCCGATATGCCACTTAAAGGCTCTAATGGCAGGAATGAAGGTGACATTTGTAAGAAGACGGCCACAGACGCCCTCACAAAAGGCCTCTCCAAGCTAGGCTTCAACTCAGACGTCTTCGAGGGTCTATATGACGACAATAAGTATGTTCAGCAAATGAAGACTGAGTTCGCTAAAGATACTCCGCCAGCCAAAATACCCACCAAGACATCCAAAACAGCCAAGCCGGCTAAAGAACAACCTAAGTCTGACACCCAGGTAGCCCTGGCTAACCTTCCCACCATGAACGAGGCTGAGAAGTCCAGGATGAACAGATTACACATCTGGGCAATGAAGAGCTTCACTGGCGCAGAAAAGATGCCACCAGCCGACATCGCTGTGGGAATCTACGCCGTACTGGGCAGGTGGCCTGACTCTGTAGCAGATGAGCAGGAGATCATGAACACTCTTAATATAGGAATTGACCAGAAATGCGAAAAAGATGGAGAGCCCACTTAGAGGGACCAGATGGAGATTTAGATATACACCAAGCACAAGATTTCAGTCAATATCTGAAAACGCTAAAAGGCGACATAGCAATAATCGTCGAGCCTTGGAAAAAAACCACCAGCAACCCACAGTTCGCCTACTACTACGCAGTGCCAGTTAGGCTAATAGCAGACCACACAGGCTTCACAAAGGACGAGGTAGACGTTGTGCTGCGCAACAAGTTCCTATCTCTCCCAATCAGTGTACCAGTTAAAGACGGCGAATGCCTTATGGTACGCAAGGTGCTCAGTAAAACCTCGGTAAACACAGCACAATTTGAAGAGTTTTTAACCGAAGTAAGAAACTGGGCAATAGCTGATCTTGGAATAGTCATCCCCCTTCCAAACGAGGTTGACTATATCTCTTAGCACATCCATTGGTGTGCATTAAACCGCCCGCAAGGGCAATACTATTTTTTAAGGAACCATTATGCAGATTTTTAACATAGTAAAACCGCGTCCGGATCGCAATGATTCGGAGAAAACTTACTGGGACCCAATCGGTAAGATGTTCGAAAAAGATGGCAAGCGTTGGTGCCAGATTTACTCAATTGGAGATTGCCAAATCTTCGAGGACAAGAAGAAGGAAGACGGCGGTCCTTACTAATGGCCAAACATGGAAGTGTAACCTGGTGGAAGGCTAAAGCATGGAAAATGTGCAGTACGTACATTCGCCGGCGAGATGCATTCAAAAACGAAGAGACAGGCGAGTATGCAATATGCTGCACCTGCAAAAAGGTCTACCACTACAAGAAGTTGCAAGCTGGGCACTTCCTACCACGACGAAGAAACGGAGCACTGTTTGATGAGCGCAACATCCACGCCCAATGCTATTCCTGTAATATGCACATGGGCGGCAATCCTGTCAAATACTTCAGATTCATGCAAAAAGAGTATGGAGAAGAGGTTATACAAGAGCTAGAAGCAAAGAATGAGCTCATTAAGCAGTTCACCGTTGAAAAACTTGAAGAAGTTTTTGAAGAGTTTAAAGCAAAGTTAAAAGCTCTTGGCTAAATCGAGGTGGCAATGAATTACCAGTGCGAATGCGGTGCTCACGCTTTCGTAGATGATCCCAAACTCGGACTACTGTGCCGGTTATGCATGTACGATAACCAAGGCAAGAGACCATACCTACCAAGGGAATACATCAAAATGATTAAGCGTGAACGAAAAAACAAACCTATAACTAAGTGAGGTTAAAGTGAAATATGAAGAAGTAAAAAAGGAATTATGGTATATGTGCCAAAAAAGATGGGCTTGCAATACAGACCTTCAACGCCAAGGAGATATAGATAACCTAGTTAATGAAGTTTGGGCATCAGGACACCTACAAAAACTCAAAGAAAACCAGGGATGTTTTATATTTAAAACAATTGGCTGGGCAATAAGCAGATACGCAATCAGATGCAAGCCTTATGGATGCAGGAATGCTTATGAGGTAAGAAAAGAAGAAGTACCAAAAGTATCCCCAATTGATCACTTTAACTTAGAATGCTTAGAGAATGGCAGCAAAGAAGACAGAGTGTTAAGCTTTATTGCAGGGCCAACAAAGCCAATAGACCCATCAATCCAGATAGAGCAGAAAGACCTACTAGAACATATATTAGAAAAAGTCAAAGCACCACAAAAAGAATGGGATGCAGCGTTTAGTTATTTCATTGAAGGAAAGCAGCAAAAAGAAATAGCAAGAGAAAGAGGCTACGAAAGAGCAACTATAAGCCTGCAAATAAAAAAATTTCTTCAAAGATGCAGAGAAGTAGACATGAATAAGGAATTAAAAATAATGGGAAAAGGCCATAGACCACGACCAGTCGACCACAAAAAATGGGTAAAAGGCTGGGAAGCCATAGATTGGAGCATTATAAGCAAAGAAAAGAAAGGCGGGTTCGCAGTAGCCCACCCAGTAACCGAAACTAAGAAGGAAAGCAAAAATGACAGCAAATCTAACAAAAGACAGCGAAAACAATGTGGAAGTTAATGAATTCGGTGGAAAGCAAACCACCATCTCGGAAAGCATAACAGAACTCCCTCCCCACGCCATCCTGGAAATCTCCAGAGTAATGAGCATGGGTGCTGCCAAGTACGGCAGTAAGAATTGGCACAACATCCCAGTGAACAGCGAAGTTGACCATGCACTCAGGCATTGCTTCCGCTACTATGCCATGTCAGACGTTCCTGGCTGCGGAGTCCAAGCACGGTTTGAGGAGCTCTCACACTTCGCCACACGGGCCATGATGGCCTTAGATCAGTTCATTAGAGAAGAGCTCATTGAGGCACCGAAGTGCCTACAAGCCCCAACAAAGAACCTTAACCAAGAGGACCAACCAAAGTTGATAGCCATCAAAAGACATGGAAAAACGAGGCGATAAAATGAAATGTTTCTTAGACTTAGATGGAGTGCTTATAGACTTCATGAAAGGCGCTCATAAGTTCCACAATTTGCCGTATTCGTACGAAGACTACCCATACGAACTAGCCAATTGGGACACTTGCCCACCACCAAACGGAAGAATGTCAACTAGACAGTTCTGGGACAATCTTGACCATGATTTCTGGGCCAACCTTAAGTGGATGCCAGATGGCAAGGATATTCTAACCCTGGTAGAAAACAACTTTAATACAGAAGATATATGTATACTAACATCACCAACATTCCACCCAGGAAGCATATCCGGTAAAATAGAATGGATAAAAACCAATATACCGCAATACAAAAGACAGTATCTTGTAGGACCAGGCAAAGACTTCTGTGCAAGCAAAGATCACATCTTGATAGATGATAGAGATAAAAACCTAGAAGACTTCACAAAGGAAGGCGGCTTGTCCATCCCAGTGCCTCGTAAGTGGAACTCATTCTATGAAGAAGATACGTACTCATTCGTAGAAGAAATGCTAGAAAATGCAGTGGAGATGGCCAATGCCGCATGACATAGTTAACTCAGCATTTGAGCTAACTGGCAGTATTTTTATCCTATTAAGCTGCCTAAAGACACACAGAAACCATAGCGCAAAGGGGGTTAGTGCAACCACACTTTCCTTCTTTGCTATATGGGGAATTTGGAACCTGGCTTACTACCCAAGCCTCAACCAAACCGCCAGCTTTATAGGCGCAGTCTTCACAATGGCTGCCAACTGCCTATGGTTAAGCTTAGTAATTTATTACTCTATTAAAGAGAAGGACAACAATGGAACGATTAGTGATACTATCAGACAAACATTCCGGACACGTAGTGGGCCTGACACCACCAGAATTCCAATTCAAGACCCGCCAGGGCAACTCCCGCTGGAACAAGTGGGCAGCAGCCCAGAGGGAAATCTGGGCTTGGTATGCCAAGACAATGAAGACATTGGCCCCAATAAACCACCTTCTAATCAACGGGGATGCTATAGACGGGGACGGATGGAGGTCTGGAGGGACGGAAGTTATTACTACGGATCGCCAAGAACAAGCACGAATAGCTCTGATATGCATAGAACAGGCCAAGGCAGTAAAACACTCGATGACCTACGGCACGGGCTACCACACCGGAAACAAGGAAGACTTCGAAGAGACAATAGCCAAAGCTCTAAAATGCAAGATAGGCAGCCACGAATGGATTCGAGTGGGCGGCCTCACGATAGACTGCAAACACCACCTCTCCTCGACATCAGTCCCATACGGGATATTTACGGCTTTAGCCAAAGAGGTGCTCCAGAACCAACTGTGGGCCTCTCGGGGCCAGCAACCTCAAGCGGACTTACTAATCCGGTCTCACGTTCACAAGTACGCCTGTTGTGAATCCAAAATAGGCAATAAGGTGGTAAAAGCTATCTCTACCCCTGCACTTCAGGGCTACGGAAGCAAGTTCGGGGCCAGAAGGTGCTCTGGAACGGTTGATCTGGGTATAGTTGTCATAGATATAGACAAGAAAGAAGCTAAGATAACGCCAATTATACCTAAATTGAAGTGTTTGGAGGTTACAGAGTAATGAAGATAGCCTGCCCAAAATGCGGCCATAAACTCAGGGTAGCCCCAACCGAAAAAGAACTCGAAGCATATATTGCCTTATATATAGATGGACTCTCCACCGAAGCCACAGCAACTAAGCTCGGAGTGTCCAGGCAAACAATACATGCAAGAATGGTAAGCTTGAGAGGATTGAGGCCAATACTGTTCCGAAATCACGAGAATGACTTCGACTTGACAAAAATGGTTAATTTCAATAATATTGACGAATCTAAAATCATTCATAAGTTCTAAAACCAGCGTTTTTGGCCTAATAAAAAACAATGTAAAGTTTACGAATTTTCTTAACCCTATGCCCCATAAGGACTTAACTCTAAATGGGGCATATTTTCTCTTTACATTACCACTATATAGTAGAGGGGGGTACCCCCCAGTAAGGTATACATAAGCAAGGTAAGGCTCTGGCAAGGGAAAGAAAAAAGCTGGGCAAGTGGCAGATAAGATAGGAAAGTAAGCCAGTGGAAACAAGTAAGAAATACACCGAGCAGGCTGAGATAGACCGGGTGAACGAGGAGCTAGAAAGCTACCTTGAGCAGATCAACGCCCCGGAAAGCCAACGAGAGGACCTCAAACAGGACGGATGGGTGGCAGTTCTGACCGACGAAAGCTATCAGGAAGCTATCCTGTCCTCCCTGCACCGGGAAAAGGAATACCAAGCCCATGAGGGTAATTAAACCTATATAAGGAAAATGGGCGGAAGTCCATGCAAAATTGGCAGCCGGAAACGTTCCTCCCGGTTACGCAAGTAACAACCGGGAGAATGGTGGAGGCAGTGAGCTAAGACAAAGGAAACAATGAAGAAAATACTAATAACACTCTTAATATTAGGACTAACTACACTAGCTCTTGGGGCAGGTTCTGAACGAGGGCGGTATAGAAGGACTTTATCTGGAATAGTGACCGTAGCAGCCTCAGATGCACCTAGGAGAGCAAAAGAGGGAGCTAATTACACCTGCAATGGAACAGACGACGATGTCCAGATACAGGCAGCGATTGATTCGCTAACAGCATACACGACTCCTGCTGCGGGTGATGGCAGAGGGATCGTTCATTTGACTGAGGGAAACTTTTACGTCGGAAGCACTATCAGTATGCGGGGCGGTGTAACACTTGAGGGTAGTGGCATCAATGCAACCAGCTTGCTGTATCGAGGCCGTGATGGTGCTTATGACGCTGCTGACGCGAGTACCACAGGCAACTGTATTGATTACATCAGCGATGGGACTGGCTTCTTCATGCAGATTCGCGATCTCGGTGTTTGGGGAGAGTCTACGTTTTACAATATTGTAGCTGTTGGGGCTAATACTATTGAGATTTCGTTGGCAGCCGTAACAGCAGATGTCTGGTTTACACAATACGGGTACACAAAAGTCGAAATACAGGGTTCGCATACTGCTACCGGGCGCGAGAATAATGGTGAGTACACGATTGAAAGTATAGCAGGAACAACCACTGCAATACTTACAGTGACAGAGACTGTGCCGAATGTTGAGGTGGCGGCAGGCTATGGTAAAAGTGACGGTATACTTCGCATGGGAAACCTTTCGGGAACAGGTATTTTCTGGAGCGATACCGACACTAAAGATAATAAGATTACCAGAGTGTGGGTGAGTAGTTTTCCGAAGTATGGAATATGGTTAGGTAACGCATGGAATCAACAAGTCACTAATACCACAGTAGAATTTTGTCGAGTTGGTATTAGAGGTGGATCTGAGTTTATCGGCTCACACATTAAGTATTGCGAATGGGGCGTATGGGCTCAAAGCGATTTCAGGGCGTTTGCATGCAGAGTGCTTCAAAGTCGCAATGGTCATTTTTATGCTTCTGGAGCAAACTCCCAACTTGTCGGCTGTATGCTGGATTCTGCGTGGGCGTTGAAAGATAGGGGAGGTACTTCTTACACTGCCGACTCGTGGCTTCAACAGCAAGGACCTAAGCCCGCAATCTATTTAGCAAATCCAACAAATATAGTTATTACGAATTGCAATCTAATAGAGTCCGAAGCGGAAAGTAATGCGATTGGTAATTTTATTACATCGTCTGCTTCAACAGGCACTATTTCTAACAACTACATAGATGGCCCCGAAAATGTGTTCTTTACGCAAGGCTCAGCACTTCTTAATTTTATTGACAACACCTGTGCTAGCGGTGGCCCTGAAACAGTTAATAAGAGAGTTGTCCAGCGAGAGAATACAACCGGCAGTGGGTCGCTTGGGTCAGGTGATGTAGTAATATCGAAGTACACAGGAACTGGCGGAGCATCAATAGAGGTAGCATCTACCACCTCTGCTGCTGATAATGCTGTGTATGGTGTAGCGATGGAAACTATAGCGAATGATGCTTCTGGAGCAATTTGTATAGAGGGATTCATAAAGAACGTCAAAGTTGACGGCACGGCGGATATTTCTATCGGTGATTACCTTACGACGACAACGGCAGCGGGAATCGCAGTGAAGGGAGCCGCCACAGAAATGGTGTTCGCAATAGCTCTTGAGGCCTACGCAACCGACGATGCTAACGGCGTGATTGATGCATTGTTGATTAAGCCAGAAATAATGCAGTAATCCATAGAAAACTACAAAGCAAGGAAAATTATGAGAAAAACATTAGCAACCATACTATTAGCAGTAATGCTCACCCCGCTTTTGATGGGAGCCTATCTAGAGACCAGTAGGCAGCAAGTAGTCCGTCTGCGGTCAGCCGTAGTGGCAGCCACAGACGCCCCAATGGCCATAGGGACTCGGCATTGGTCAAATCTCCATGACGATGCCAAAAAGATCACACAGCGGTGGAACGCCGTCGTATTAACCTTCACTGGCTCAGCCGATAACGTTACTTGCCCAGATACCGAAGTATGGACATGCACCAAGGGTGGAGTAATGAACCAGAGATGGATAGGTGTAGTCACGGCAGGGGCGCAAACAAATGATGCAGGCGAGTATATAGCGGATACTATCACAACTACCACAGACACCACAATAGGCGGAGTAACTATTACGGATGGCGCAACAGCAGGCGCTGGAGCAAGCGGCGGCCTGGGTTCAACTGGCCAACTAGAGTTTGACTTGGGTCCGGATGGATATATAATCGTACTCTTCCCTACTGTAGCATCAGGAAGCATTAACTGCGACATAGACGGCTATTAGAAGGAGGTTCCTTTGGAAGACTCATGCACCCTTGGCGTGGAGAACAAAACCAAAATAGAGAACATTGAAAAAAAGATGGAAGAATTTGGTGAAGCTATAAACGACATACGAGACCGCCTACTAGGTCGCCCAAGTTGGGTTATCACCCTCCTCTTTGCCATGATGAGCTCGGCTTGTGTTGGGCTACTCATGAAAGTATTGGCTATGCAGCCCCATGTGGTGAATTAAATGCCAGCTAAACGACCAGAAAACTCCATGGACCTCAGGGACTTCAAAATATTTAAGGCACATACCTTGGACGGAAAAACATTAGACGAAACAGCCAAAATAGTTGGCACATCCAGAGACACTGTTAAGCGAACCAAGAAGAAGCAGGCTTACAGGGACTTGGTTATTAATGCTCTGGAGGCTCAGGATTTCTCTGTAGCCGAATACGCAGGGGAGCTTATACATCTAGCCACAGCAAGCAGGAAGATATGCGTAGCTGGAGAGCTAGTTGAAGTGGAAGATAATATAGCCCGAATGGGCGCAATAAAAAAGCTAGGACAGATATATGGCGATGACGCCCCAAAGGAAATCGACCTCACACATAGCCTTGCCAGTGCATCAGATGCGGAGCTCCTTAGTGACCTACAGGCAACTAGCAACCAATACGGAGTGGGCGAGCAATCCGCAGAACAAGAACCAGATGAGGGCGACTCTGGAGAGGGCTAAACAGCCCTTTTATCAATTTGAACCTTACTTTAAAAGAAGCGACGGAAGTCCAAGTTGGCAATGGGACTTCCTTATGGCCGCTAAGCATAAAGGAAGAGTAGCTTTAGGCGCAAATCGTATCGGAAAGCCTATTCGGGATATTCAGCTTGTGCGGATGGCTGATGGGACAGAAAAAGCAATTAAAGATATCAGTGTAAACGATTACGTCTTAAGCTATGACCTTAAAACAGGCAACTCTGCCCCTGCAAGGGTTACTAAGAAGTACGACAATGGGGAGCTTGATTGCTATAAAACCACATTTAGTGATAAAGCCTCGGTTGAATCTGCTGATTCTCACCCGTTCCCCGTAAAACTCAGGAGTGGCGAGTATTTTAACCACCATGGCAAACAAGAGAAAGTAAAGATTCGCAGAAAAACCATCAAAGAGCTTATAGTGCGACTTGATAATTCAGTTTCAATGAGAACTAGGATGTTAAGTCCAAAAAAGGTTGAATACGGTGCTAGGGCTAATGTGCCAATTGATCCATATTCATTAGGTGCTCTTTTAGGTGATGGATGTTTTAGTAAATGTATTACGTTCACCTCAGATAACCCAGATGTGGCCCACAGAGTAATCGAGGGCGTTGCTTCGATAGTTAAGGGGTGTACTGAGGATAGTAAGCAGGGAACAAGTGCAATATCTTATCGTTTTACAGGAAGTAAACGCCTTGAAAGCATACTCACTAAACTAGGTTTACGTGATACTAGGTCGGGAAGTAAATTTATACCCTTAGAATACCTTGCGGGCACTATAGAACAAAGAAAGCAATTACTTGCAGGATTAATTGATACTGATGGATTCTTATATGGCTTCACTGTAAAGTCAGAGCAACTTGCAAGAGATTTCCAGGTATTAGTTAAAAGTTTAGGTGGCAAAGCTACACTTGAGAGGGTCAAAAAAACCTGCACTAACAATGGCAAGGTAGGCATTTATTGGAATGTAACATGGCGAGCATATGACATTCCCTGTGAGATGAAACATAAATTGCCAGATAAGACAAAGCGAAACTGTGATTATTCAAGTAGGATTGTAAGGTCAATTGAACCGACAGGCAAGCACAAATGCTATTGTATTGAAATAGACCACCCAGATCATTGCTTCTTAGTAGGCGATTTTATTGCCACATGCAATAGTGAAATGGGAGCCTATGAATGCTGCCTCGCAGTTACAGGCCAGCACCCGCTCAGGAAATTTCCAGATGAGGGAATAGGTTGGATAGTTGGCTTAGATAACGCTATGATAAGAGACGTCGACCGACCTCTCTTTGAGAAGTTTCTACCAAATAGGTTTAAGGCCAAGTTCTACAAGCAGGACAATATCTGGATTTGTAAGGGTGATGGGCGAGAATGGAAGATAGTCTTCAAGTCCACTGAGATGGGCACTGAAAAGTTTCAGGCAGCTAAGATAGATTTTGCCTGGATAGATGAGGAACCGAAAAAGACTGACATCTTTTCCGAGCTGGAAGCACGGTTGGTAGATATGGCAGGGCCATGGTGGATGACTGCCACCCCAGTTCGTGGAACGGCTTGGCTTAAGGCCCTTAGTGAGCGAGAAGACGTATTTAGAACCTTTGCAGGTATGATAGAGAACCCATACTTGCCAATGGAGGCAGTTGAGGCGTTTGCTGCCACCCTACCAGAGGATGAAAGAGCCACCCGTATTTACGGTGACTATGTTATCTTTGGTGGGAACCCAGTGTTTAGCAGGAAACTGTTGCTGGAATGGATGGAGAAAGTAAAAGAAGAAGTAGCCCCTAGTGGGATACTAAAGGACGTTGCGTAGCTTGCATAGAATCGGAGATTCTTAGTGGGAATTGAATTTGAGCCGGTACCAAATGGCCCCCTGAAGGTTTGGGGAGAGCCAGAGAAGGACACCAAGTACACCATAGGCATTGACACCTCCACAGGCGTCTCTACAGACTGGTCAGTGATGCAGGTGCTGTCCAATCGGATTCCTTTCGAGCAAGTGGCCGTATTTAGGGCTAAGTGGTCTGTGGTGGACGTGGCGCGGTTTGCTGACCAATTAGGTCGGTACTACAATAACGCTATGATCTGCGTAGAGACAAACTACCCAGGCAACGCTGTGCAGGATGCGTTGGTATTAACCTATCAATACCCAAGGAACTACCAACAGGAGCAACATTTAGATGAGTCGCCTAACGTATCAAGTAAGTACGGCTTTAACACAAACGAATCGAGCAAATGGCTCTTAATTAGAGAGTTCCAGGCTGCCCTTCAGGCTGACGAGATTGTTTTCAATGACCTCACCACCGTGGAAGAGTTTGGCTCGTTTGTCTATATTGAAGACAAGTCGAAGACGGGAGCCGCCCAAGGCCTCAATGATGACTGCGTAATCAGCATGATGTTAGCTTACCACGCAGCTAAGATGTGGCCACAGGCAGCTAGAGCAGGAAAAGTCTTGCCATCCAAGCAGAACGCTCAGCACCGGGCAATGATGGACAAGTTAATGAACCAAGTGCGGTTACCGGATGGAAGGATAGAAATAGCCTAATGAGAATAGATAGATGCAGGACAGCAATTGTAGTGCACCGAGAATGCTTAGAATGCGGCATAAAGGGCAAATGCTTGTATATTGAGCAGTACGAGGAAAGGCCCAAGAAGAGAAGATACCTTTGCATTAAGTGTATAGTTAAGCGAATGGATCAGATAGAAAGTGAAAGAGATGAGAGACAATTACTTCCAACATTGTTGGCTGACACTACAGGCGAGAAGGCCAAAGCTAAGAAAGCAGTGCCTAGAACTGGAACTGGAGTTGGCGGGAATAGAAAAACAAAAGCCAAAGCCCAAGGAAAATAAGGCTCCCACGATAGAGGGGTCACAGATAGTAGGTAAGCCAGGAGAAGATCAAATTGAAATCGCCTAGCAGTATCAAGGGGAGCCTAAAAGTAAGGTGCCCAAAATGCTTCAGGTTGCTATGTATGCGGATTCCTGTCCATATGGATAAGGATGAGGCTTTCATAGTGCATATAAAACATAAAGGCATGGAAATCTGGGCATACGACGTTACCCTCGTCTGCCCGGCATGCCACTCAACTACCAGGGTTAACGGCCAAGAAGGCATAATTGGCTCCCATAAGACAGAACAAGGCATAGAAGATGGCATCAACCGGAATTAAAAGTGGTCCCTTAGAAAGCGCACACGGCATAGGCCCAATGAGTGAAGTCGACAATAAGATGGTCGAACTCATTGACAGCCGCAAGAAAGCTTTCCAGCAGGAGAGAAAGGCTAGGTTGCTCGAAGTTAAGTGCAACATCGCCTATCTGTGTGGCCACCAGAACATTATGATCGTTGACGGTTCAATTAGGCCTCTTCCACAGGAATACGTTACGCCGGCAAAGGCTAACCGTATCCTCCCAGCCGTGGTTAATGATATTGCTGTAGCCACCAAAACCTCCCCTATATTCGACATTGTCCCAGCAGGGACAGATGAAGACGATAAGGCCACTGCTAAGGTGAGTGACCAGATGATGCCCTATCTCCAAAAGATAAATGGCAGAGATTTGGGCAGGAAAGCGGTAGTCCTGTGGTATGACTTAGATGGTATCGGTTGGCGCAAAATCTATTGGGACCCTAAATATAAGGCCTCTGGAGAGAATCCGGACGGCACACTACAGTTCGATGGCGAAACAGTCGTAGAACATGTGCCCAACAATGAGCTTGTTTATGATTGGCGTAGGCGCACCACACGTGGTCATAAGTGGATGATCCATTCAAAGACTATGACAATGGGCGAAGTTGAAGCCCGTTACGGTAGAGAGTTTGTATTAACCATTAGCCCCACAGAGCCCAAGGTCAGCGAAGAGAGCTTTGAAATCCAGGTTATGGGGGATTTCAGTAACATAGCTGGCAATATGGCCTATACTGGCCAAAAAGACAACGATAATATGGTTGATGCCGACAAATTGGTATCTTACGATGAATTCTGGCACATCCGGGATGATAGCTTCCCGACTGGAGCCTTTGCTGTCAAGATCGGTGACCGGATGGCTATAAACGCCCCATACCCGACCGAGCAGTACCCACACGGAGAGATTCCTTTCGTGCCAGCAGCCCCGGTATCCTTGGATGGCATTATGATCAGCGGCATAAGTCGGATTTCCCAAGCTAGGCCCCTCCAGAGGGAATACAATAGATTCCGAAGCCTGATCAGCGACAATTTAGATGCCATGGGCAACTCGGTTATGATGGTCCAGGAAGGCTCTAATGTTGAATACAAGAAACTCAGTAATGGCGCAGGGAACTATATCTAGTATAGTGGGCCAGGAAAGCCCATTAGAGAGTCCGGTGTACCTATCCCAGGCGCGGCATTTGTCTATGTCCAAGAGATAGCCAAGAGCATTGATGAAATATTCACCTTTCACGCTCCATCGCGGGGAACGGTGACCCCAGGTGGACCAGACTCAGGTAAGGGACTACAGTTGCTTCAGGATGCCGCCCATACCCAGTTTGGGCCAGTTATTAACGCTTTGGACGAAGCTGATGAGAAGGTGGTATGGCAAATGCTTACCGTCTCACTTGCCAATTATGGTGACAAATTGATGTCCATTGTAGGTGAGGATAATAACTGGGCGATCCAGCGAATGAATCCCCAAGAGCTAAATGGGAAGATTAATGTCATAGTCAGGACGGGGTCTTCTTTGCCTCTCAATAAAGCGTTGGAGGCAGATAAGACATTCCAGGCTTGGAACTCAGGCTTATTGGGTGACCCTCAAGGGGCACAGGCTCGCCACTACGCCATGAAGAACATGGACCTTGGCAATATTGAAGCTATACTGGCTCAGAACAATAAGCACGTCTCCTTTGCCCAGAAAGAGTTTATTAAGGCAGACAAGATGGCTAATGAGGTTCCGCCGTTCCCATCTGAGATAGAAGGCGACCAGGCAGCTATGATGGCAATTATGGAGGAAATGTTATTTGTCCCTCTCCCGAACTCATTCGATAACCATGAAGTACATATACAAGAGCATACGAATCACATACTTGAGAATCACTGGAAATACCAGGCGAGTGGCAAAATGCAGTTCATGCTGCTTGATCAGGCTTTAATAAACCATACGGACATGCATAAGCAAATGCTGACCCAGATGGCTACAGCTAACGCTGACGGCGATATGATGAGAGAAGCCTTCACTAAGGGTAACACTCTGCCGCAGTTGATTGTTAAGAAAGCAAAACCCCAAGAGGATAACGCTGACAAGAGCAAGCCTAAGAGCGCGTCTGCCAGCAAAACTAAATAGAAGGACAGGACATGGACGAACCAATTGTCAACGTCGAGGAACCTATAATTTCCGATGTAAATGACGGTGGTCAAGCGACCGATGGCGGGGAACCGACCGAAGAGACACTGGAAACCACACCGGACCAAATTGTGGAAAATGGTAAGGTAACAAGGCTAGAGCAGGAATTAGCCAAGTACGGAAAAGTTCTTAATGGGCTGGGCATTGACCCCGCCAGCGACTTCGCTGACCGATTCAATGCTGGCTTAGTAGATAAGCAGGACGTGGCACGCCAAATGGGCATTGCACCGACCCCTGACTACCGACCCGCCCCAGAAGCCAACAAGAGCTACGAAGAGCAGTTCACCGACTTGATCTCTAAGGTCAATACGGATGGAGCCACAGCAGAGGATTTCGGCGAATCGCTGAAGTTAATGCAAGGCTACATGAACGAAGTTAAAGGCAATGAGCAGGCTAATAGCCAGCAGAAATTGTTTAATGACTGCGTGAGTGCTACTCAGGGCGTACTGGCTAACGATGAAAACTTCGCTAAGTTACCTGATGAAATCAAACAGATAGAATCGCAAATGTTTGTCGCTTCGACAGATCACATGTTGGCACAGCAGGCACAGAAAACGAAAAACCCGGAAAACTTTATAACGCCGGACGCTTATCGCTTCTATGCCCAGCAGAACCAAGCGAATATGGCAAAATTGCGAGACTATTGGACGGAGCAAGGCAGACAGACAGCGGGACAACCCGCCGACCAGCCGAACACTCCGGCCATTAACCCAATCTCTCCGAACTCCGGTGGACCTCCGGTTAATCAGCCCAGAGAGCGAGTAACGCTCAAGAATATGGACAGGTTAGCCCAGGAATACATCGACAGCGCGAGACAAGCATAGGCTTTCCTGAAAGCTACTAAGGCTTTTACGGAAGCTACTAAAGGAATTTAACTTATGGCAGCTAGTTCACGATTACTCATGAACTCAAGCTCAGCAACCTCGGGTGCCCTTGATACTCTCAATGGCGTACTTAAGGATGTTTACCTTGAGGGCATGACAGACACAGTCTTTTTTGACGACAGCTTTACGCGTCTCATTCAGACTAAGGCGGCTAAGCTCGATGCTTCTGGCCGAAGAATTATTCATGCGTTTGATACTCAGCGAAGTGGCGGAGTTGGCCCCATTGCTGAAGGTGCTGCATTCAGAACATCCGTACCTATCGACGCTGATCAGGGCTTTGAGTGGATTAAGTACAGCAATATGTACTTCGAACTCACTGGACCTGCAATCGCAACCGTTAAACAAGGCTCAGGCTCCTACGTTGATATCGTAGGCAAGCACATGAAGACCATGATCAAGTCCGCTAAAATGGATGTTGAGCGTGTTCTTATGGGTGCAGCTGACGGCCGTATTGGTATGGTTGACTCGACTTCTGAAGTAACCGCGGCTTCTACGCTTACCGTAGATGGCCCAGGCTTCTTCGATACGATGTATTTCGAACCTGGAATGCGTTTTGAGGCTAGAGCTAGTGCTTATGCTACGGCTACATTGCGTATTTATGCCACCGATACCTCAGACCTTACAGTTTCTGGTATCACTAAGGGTAACAAGGCTACGAGCACGCAGGGTACTGTTGTTATAGATCAGACAATGGACGCCACCTCAACCATCGTTACTGGTGATTGGCTTACACGTGAAGACGCATATGGCACTATCAACGGCACAGCAGCTTTGTGCCTTGAGGGTAATGGGCTAATGAACCTCGTTTCTGATGGCTCGTCAACCTGTAGCTCCTTCTTTGGCGCTGAATCAACTGATAACTTCAAGAAGGCCTGGAATATTGACCGAACTACTGCGGGTAATGAATACCTGAAGAGCCAGGTCAATAACATCGCTGATGCACTGGACGAAGAGAATCTTCTGAATGTCATCATCGAGTCCAGGTACCAGACTCAGGCCGACCCTAATCTCCTGATCGTGACGCCTCGTGCGTTGCTGAAATACTTCCTGAACTCTAAGGAAGACAGGCGGTTTAATACCATGGATGCCATGGATTGGACAGGTGGTTACACTGGGCTGGGTATCCAGTTGGGTGATCTTAAGCTTATGCTTACGACCCTGGCAAGCGTACCTAGTGGTGTGGGCTTCTTGATCAATACCAGCGACTTTGCCTTTATGAGGCCTCCGGGCTGGGATGGCTATCGTTGGCTCACTGGGGATTCAGGGAATATCCTGACCCAGAAGCAAGGCACTGACAGCCAGTTTGCGACCGCGGTCGACTACTGGAATTTCGTGTGCTTAGATCCGGGTAAACAAATAAAGTTATACGGGATTACCGAATAGCTCTTGTTTATCCATAATAGCTAATGGGGCGAATCGGATCGCATCCTTGCTAAGCTACACCTTAGCTAGCCCCGCTCTTTATCTTGTGTAGGAGAATAAAATTGAATAACGTAACCAAGAAATGTAGTAAGTGTCAAACTGTTAAGCCGATTACTGAGTTCCATAAAGGTGGAAAAGCACCAAAGAATGGACATGTATCGCAATGTAAAGTATGCCGGAAGCGGAAGAACGCGAACCGTACTGAAGAACAACTCGATAGGGAGCGAGAACGCAACCGGCTAAACTATCACAAGCACAAAGACACAGCTCGTAATGCAGCTTACCAACGCAAGTACGGCATCACCCTGGCCCAGTACGAAACAATGTTAAAAGACCAGGGCGGCCTCTGTGCCTTATGTGGCAAACCTGAGACCAGGATATACAAGGGCAAGCCCTCCCGCCTCGCTATAGATCACGATCACCAAACTGGCGAAGCGAGACAATTGCTCTGTAAGCCTTGCAACACAGGACTTGGTTGCTTTGAAGATTCTATTCCCCTATTGAGAAAAGCAATAGCATATCTGGAAAGATATTAAACTTCTTTCCCTCCTTTCGAGTTAGGCGGGGTGGTTTCGGCCACCCTTCCTATCTTAGGGTTTATCTTCAGTGTACCCTAAACAGCTGATTAACTTTAGGCATCTATGATGCCAACCTATTGAAGGACAAAATTATGATTACCCCCAACAATTTATACAAACTAAACGGCACCTTCGGAATGGTTTTCAAGGGCACATCTACCCAATTAGCTGCTGTTCCCGGAGCAAGGTGGATTTTAGCAGAAGGCGATCTCTGGTATGACACCAGCAATAACGTACTGAAAATATACAATGGCTCAGCCTGGGTTGGAGCAAGTACTGCTTTAACACTCCAGGTTGATGTGCCAGCTGGTACCACAGCACTTACCCTTTTAGCTGCAAATTCAGGGAGAGTGCATATTGTAGAGGACTTGACAGCAGATTGCGTCTTTACCTTGCCTACTCCTGCTACGGGTTTGGAGTATGAGTTTATTTACAGCGGTGTAGCTGCTGATGCTCATGACTGGCAGTTTGATACCGGCTCAGACACCAATTTCTATATAGGTGGATTTGTAACCTTTGACGACGACGGTGGCGGTGCTGTAGTTTTCTCTCCTGATGGCAATAGCAATTCTAAGGTGAATATCATCACTCCTGATAACGGAACATCTGTTAAACTATACTGTGATGGCACGAATTGGGTGCTTAATGGGACAGTAGTTTCTGGAACAGCAACTTCTGTTACATGGGCAGACCAGTCTTAGTAATCAAATGGGGGGGCGGTTTTACCGCCTTCCCATCTTCTTTGAAAGGAAGGCAAAGTGCAAAAAACCAACATAGCAGCAATGATGACCTTACCAAGATTAGCATTCACAGACAATATGTTCTGCGTAATGGACGCCCTTAAGGCAAATGGCATCCCAGTAGACCGAAGCTACGGTGTATTTTGGGAGCAGGGCATTACAAGACTGCTTCAAAAGAGAGCTGTAGAGGGTGAGTTTAAGTATTTGCTTACGATAGATTACGATAGCTGGTTTACTATTAACCACGTAATTAAACTACATAGCCTGATGGAAAGTCATCCAGAATACGACGCTATCATGCCAGTTCAAGCAAAACGGGATGATGAACGTGCGTTGTATGGAGACGTTGAGCCCGGTTACTACGAAGATGAGGTAATCCCAGTAGGGTCAGGCCATCTTGGCCTAACTCTCTTTAGGGCTGATTGCTTCAAAAAGCTTCCTAAGCCATGGATGGAAGCCAAGCCGGATGAGTTCGGTGAATGGGGACCAAACAGGACTGACCCAGACATCGCTTTCTGGAAGAATTTTAAAGAATCTGGTTGCAAGTTGGGAGTGGCTCAGAATGTTAAGATAGGGCATATGCAATTAATGTGCTCCTTTCCAGGTCAAAATAAAGATCAATGGGCACCGATACATACTTATATTAAGGATGTGTCAGAAGGTAAGATACCTGATTGGATCATACCACCAATAACGACAGAAGAAGTAGATAGTTTATTTAAAGTAAAATCGTAGATTTTTAAGGGAAAGAAGTAATGAAAGAT